CCAGTTACTGAAAAGTTCATCTGCGGCCTCATAATCATACTGCTGATCTGCCTGTGCAAAAAGCTGTGTGCGAATCTTTGATCCTTTGATCCAATCTACGAATTTACTGTCCTTCAAAATATCCTGCATATCAGGGTGTCTAGTTTGAAGTTCATTCATTGCCGCAGTTTGTTTATACTGAGCAGATACTTGTTCTGCTTCCTTAATCTTAGGATGATTGCTAATAGCTCTTTCGACTGCCTTGTCAGGATCAGAGAAAAAGTCTACTTCGTCTTCAGAAGTTTGTTGCGGTGCTTCTGTGTTAGAGAGTTGTGTCTGTATATAGTCATCAACAACTTTACGTAATTCACCTACTTCAGAACTTTGTTTACCTAAGAGTTTTTCAGCTTCTTGGTGCATACGCACTATATCCGCTGTGCTCTTACCTTTGTATTTATCAGGAAGTTCCTGTTCTTCAAGTTCTTGTGTAGGTTGTTCATCTACAAGAGGTTGCTCTACTGGAGGCTCTTGTTTAGTTATGTCCGTTACGTCTTCAATTTTAGTTGTATCGTCTAAAGGTTGACGCTCATCTATTAGTGTTGCCATTATTAAACTCCGTGAGTAATCTCATTATGGAGGTGTATTATATGTAAGGGTTCGGTTAGGAGTTAGCCTTACGCTCTTTTTGAATCTTCCTTTCGCGGTCTCTCGCCCACTTCATGGTAGCACCTGCAAAGTCACCTGAAATAGGGTCTAAAAGACTGCGAACGGGAGATATGATTCGACTAGCCATTAACGAACAGTGAGGACATTCTATTTCAGTAGTTTTAGAATCTATAAACTTTTCAGTAGTATGTCCGTTGTCGCATCGGAAGTCAATTATTATAGCCAACTTAGATTACTCTTCAATAATTTCATCTTCGTTTTCTAGTTCTTCTTGCTCTTCCTCAGCCTGTTGCTTGGCTGTTTCTATTTGCGTTTCAAGATTCAACAGGTTAGCTATCATTGAAAGTTGTCCTTTTCTAAAGGAAAGGTCTTTCACATCTTTACAAGCTTCTATTGAATTGATCTGCATTGCATTTTGAGAAAGATCGTTCAGTAAGTTTTTCCAACCTTCTGTTCTAAACATTTCTTCAAAAGCTCTATAGAATTTTTCGAGTTCTTTATCTTCCATTACTGTTTCTCCTAAAGGACAGTTTATTAATTTAAAATAAAATATACTAAATACATAGTATAGTTATATTATAGCACGTTTGAAAAGAAATGTCAAGAACTATTTTCTATATCTTGCTGTTTTTTTTAGCTTTGTTCTTACGGTAAGTCTTAGCCCCTGCATCATTTCTAAGAGTCTGTATAGCCGCCTTAGCTTGTTTAGCGTTTAAAGGCATTGATCTTGCTCTTTTAGCCGCAGGTTTTGCTTTAGGTGTAGCTTTCTTTTTTGCGGGTGGTCGTCCAACTTTACTTCCGTATGTACCTTTACCTTGTGGCATTTGATTCTCCTACCATTTAGATTTGTTAGCCCAGTATGCCGCAGACATCTTACCCTTGGCAATGTTCTTAGCGTGTCGAGCCTTGAATGATTTACGTCTTGCTTTTTCTGACGCAGTTTTTGGATTTGATCCTGCACCTGAAACACCTTGCTGTCCATAGCGAATAGTCTTTACTTTATCTCCTTCCTTAGCCACCACCACATGACTTTTGGTAGCATGGTTGGGAGTTCGTTTAGGTTTGTTAAAACCGCTAACTCCTGCTCTTACTAATCTAGGGTCTTTAGCCATTAGTTAGCCCTCTCTTTAATAGCTACTTCTCTTTCCTTTAATAACTGATCGGAAACCTTAAGTCTACGTTCAAACTCACGGTCATCATCGTTACCTTCCCGTATGTTAGTAGTGATAGCTTTAATCTTGTCAATCTCTAACTCTTGAGGTATAGATTGAGCTTCAGTAGCAAGCTTTTGCGCTCTTGCCTGTGATTCAATAGCTTGACCTTCTAAGGCCGCAGTCTGTGACGCTTGGAACGCTAACTGTGATTCCTGAGCCGCTTGCTGTGCTTGTTGTGCTTCAGGGTCAGGCTGATTAGCTTTTTCAAGGGCCGCTATAAGTTCCTCACGATTACCTACGTTCATGTTATCAATAATCGACATGATAAGCTGTGAGTACATTGGAGTTTCAGGTGACATAGTTTGTAACAACTGTACAAGCTGTGTAACTTCGTACTCACGCGCAATAATGCCTAGTGAACTGGAAGTATGGAACTTGTAGTCAGCAACAGGATATGCTTCAGGATTAAACTGCATGTATCTATGTGCGGCTTTAGTTACAAAGGGGATTAGAAAAGATTCTTGAAAGTTAATTAAAGTTCGCTTATGACGCTTAATAATAGCACCTAAGCTCATGGAAATACCTGCGGCAGTGGAGTCACCGTTGATTGATCCTGAGATACCTGCGGAATCAATAGCGCCTGTAGCTGTCTGTACCATGCGTTGTAAAGCATCAGCCTGTGCAAAACTAATCTGACTTACATTACCAAAGTTAAATGGCTGTATGACTTCATTAGGCGCACCATTAGTTAAGATAACCTTACCTGCACGTACTTCAGGTCTAGCACCTCTAGGCATACGTGTAGCGTCCATTGCTAACATAGGGTGTATAGTAAGAGCAAGAGCGTCTATTCTAGCTCGTATTTCAGCGTCTAACGCCTTTTGAGAGTTATACCCTTTCTCACATACCCCTCTGCCCCAGAAACGGCTAGGAACGACATCCCAAGGAAATGCTATAATAGGTCTATCCCCCATCATGTAAGGGTTAGCTTCCGCTTTTAATAAAGTTCCATCATTAGCTACAACAACAATAGCTTCTACATAATAACTTTTACTTTCTTCTTCATTATCATTAACTAGTGTAGCTATTTCCTCTGCTTCGGATTCCTTTTGAGCCATCTCTAATAGATGTCTAGGTACAAAACCGTAGTATTTAGTTAGACGTACTTTGTCATCGTCGTGTGCTACTAGGTCTTGATCAGGCTCTATGTCAAAATCAGGAGCCGCCATAGTAACTTCTACATTTCTATAGATACCTTGTTCCTGTAACTGCTCAACTAAGTGTAAGGATACAAATTCATCCACTGCACAACCTAAAGCTTCCTCTACGGAAGTAGCTAGAGGGTCAATAAGAAAGTTTTGAGGCATTACTGGACGCAGTTTAACGCAAGTTTTTTCCGTAATATTAACACCAACGGCTGTTAGCTCACCACCCATAACAGGTTGGGTTGCAGGGGCCATTTCCTTTTCTTCCTCAAGAACAATCTCCGCAATACCTGTACCAAACACAGCGGCATTTAGAAGACACTCAGCAACACCTTTCCGTACTCTGTTCTTTTTAAAGTCTTTATACAAAGTTTCACGTAAAAGAGATATATCTTGCTTTTCTCTATCATTTATATCGTCCTCAATGTCAAACCAACGGCCTCGACCAAAAGTTGCTTCCTCTAATTCAGCAACTGAAGACTCTACTGCTTGTTGTAATGCAGGACTGACAATCCGTGATCTCTCTGAGTCCCTAGTTCTGTCTGCGGAAGACCACTGTCCTCTCCATAACCGATAATATTCATCAAATTTACGTGAATAATTAGTATCAAAGTGATCTCGCCAACCTTGACACTTATTAATTACCCAACCTTCAAGCGTTTGTTCCAATACAAATTGATCTCTTTCTTCATTTAGCATATTAATACCCTGCGTATGCGTCTAATAGTTGATATTCTTCTTCCTCAAAGTCCGATGTGTACGCTATGTTAGCTAATTGGTCTATGTAAGCCAAAGAATCAATTAAATCATCGTGAACTAATTGGTTAGGGAACTGAAATAACTCATCAAGGAACTGACTATTCCATTCTCCTTTATTCAAGGAAATTGTACCGTGTTCAAATCTACCTTGTAAAGCCCAAACAATCCTGTCAGTTTTCTTTTTATTACCGTGGGTAAGCTCATCCACCCTAAAGAAGCGTTGATTCTTCTTCATGTAGTCACTTAAGTATGGAAGGACAGCGTTCTTTAGTGCTCCTTTCTCTATACCTACGGCTACTGGTTGGTAGTCTCTGACTGCTTGGAAGATTCTTCTGGCAGTCTCTTGGACGCCCCAACGCCCATGTACAATATTAGCGACCCACCAACCTTCTTCGTTTGCTTTAACAATAGAGATAGCCGTTTGGTCAAGTCTTTTTGTCTTCGTTGTAACTTTAGCGACATCCGCAAAACCCGCCAAGTCAACCGCAATGTAAAACTGACCTTGCTCAGGCTCTTCCTCAGAAAATTTAATATATTCTTCTTTGAATAATTCACTACCTTGAGCCTCAAAGGATGCCATAAACTCCTGACGGAAGGAAAAAGCAGACATGGATTTCTTAGCCGCTTCAATTTCCTCAGGGTCTAGCAACGGGTTATCGTAGCTTGTAAAGTGATAACCTACAAAGGTAGGATCGTCCGACACACAAGCGTATGTATATAAATCATAAAAGTGATTTCTACCCATTGGCGTACCAATGAATAATGCGTCACCCTTTTGGTCAGCCAAGGCAGGTCTCAGTATCTGCTCCCATACCTCAGGCTTCATGTCAGCGTACTCATCCATAACCAAGAACCTAAGACTGACACCACGCATGGTTTCCGGCCTATCAGCACCTTTAAGGGCTATGGTTGCACCGTTAACTAATTTTATTTGTAAGTTATTTACATGACTAGTTGCTATAACAGGATGACCTATCTCTAGCAAGACTTGCCACATAATGTCCCTAGCCTGTCCTTGTGTAGGGGCAACGTAGAACACATGTCCACGTTCAGCTTGCAAGGCTCTAATGATTAGCATCCAAGCGGCTAATCTACTTTTACCTGTACGTCTACCTGCCGCTATTACTTTAAATCTTGTTTTATCATTAAAGACTTTTTGTTGCCACGGGAGTAGCGATACATTAAGCTCAGTCAATTAATAAGTCCACATTACTGGGCTAAGACCATCATCGTATAAATCACGGGTGTCAACATGCACAAAGCTACTAGCAACTCCGATTCCTGTGAATCCAAGCGAAATGGCTTGTTCCACAATTTTAAATCTTTGTACACCGTCCGTAACTTTAATGTCTGCCGCATGGCCTTGTGAATGCTGTCCTGCAATTTTTTTAGAAGCCTCTATAGGGTGTGAAGGGGAGCGATAACCGCTAGTGATTACAAAGGGGAAACCGCAAGCTTCCCTCAGTTCATCTAATCGTTCAATGAACTCATCCTTAATTTTATTTTCACCTGTGTATTGACAGGCAAACTCTTCTCTGGAAAAATACTTAGCCATCTATATACTCTCCTTCTATATCATTATTACCCGACACCACGGTAGTCTCACCGCCAACGCCTGTAATATTGATCTGTATGGCTGACCTACCTGCTCCTTTGACTACATCCTTTTCAAAGACAGCAGTAGGGAGGATTCGATCCATAACTAACTTCCATGCCGCGGCTTGATTTTTATGATCATCGTTTAGGGCCGCATCAAAGATTGACTCTAACACCTTACGAGACTTAGGGGATGTCAACATCCGACTTTTATACTCGTTGATGATTGCCGCATCACCCTTCGGCCTACCTCTAGACAAACCAGTAGTGCCTTTCTTTCTTGACACAACATCTGACTTCCTAGGGCGGCCTTTCCGCTTCGCGGATGGGGCTGACTCTACTTTTACTTCACTCAAGGTATTTCCCCTTATGTACTTAAGGATACTTAAGTAAACTTTACTATATTCTTTAATTTTAAAATTAATAAAATACTTAAAGCTTACTTAAGGATACTTAAGGGCGATCCTTGTTTTTCTTTACTTTACTATATTAAATATTATAGCACGTATTGGTCTAAAAGTCAAGCTTTATTTTAACTATTTACTAACTATTTATGACCCACCAGGCCCCTTGTGTGTCAACTTATGTTGGCCTTTATACACAGATGTCAACCCCAAAGGGCCAACCTGTGTTTCCTTATGTAAATCAATGACTTACGGATACATATGTATACCTCCTCTTTTTCCTAATTTCACCTTTTTTGTATACCAGTGGGTACTGTAACAATCTTGCGATAACCCACGGCCCCCCGCCCCCTAAAGTTATCCACAGGTTATACATGAGTTATCCACAGTATCCACAGGGGCTGTGCATAAGTTAT